ATAAATGGCGTTAGTAATAAATGATAGAGTTAAAGAATCTAGTTCTACTTCAGGAACTGGTGCGTTCGCACTAGCTGGTTTCGTACAAGGTTTTGAAACTTTTGCAGCAGGTATTGGAAACAATAATGAAACTTACTATGCCGCTTATGAAGATGGTACAAATAATTGGGAAGTCGGAAGAGGAACTTTAGATGCAACAAGTGCAAATCTTGCACGAACAGAAGTCATCACTAGTTCTAATTCAGACGCAGCAGTAAATTTCTCTGGAAATACCTTAGATATATTTTGTACATTGCCCGCAAGTAAGGCAGTATACTTAGATGCAGCAGGTAGTCCAGTGGGAGCAGCAAGCTCCGGTTTTGCTTTAGCAATGGCCGTGGCGTTATAAATAGGAAAAAAATATGGCACAAAACTTTAGAAACGATTTACAATCAGCAGTAGGAACAGTTGCACAAACTCTTGTAACTGGAGCGGATTATGATGCGGTCATAGGAATTAGATGTTGTAATATTTTAACTTCTACAATTGAAGTTGATGTTTACATTACCAACAGTGGAAATAAATACCTTGCAAAAGGTGTTGTAATTCCACCAAATTCTGCAATCGAATTAATCCAAGGCGGAGCTAAAATTGTTTTAAAAAATGGCGATGTATTAAATGCAGTATCAAATACAGCAAGTAGTTTAGATATTGTTACTTCATACATTAATCAAATTAGTTCGTAGGAGGAATTATGAGTGCAGTAATAAACGGAATCCAATATGTTGGAGGGCAGACTTCTCCAAATGAATTTATAAA